CCTCAAACGCCATCGCAGCCAGGGAGCCAGCCGCGTTCGTGTCTTTCAGATAGATGCCAGGCTTTAGCGCGGTGTAGATGGTGGACACGACGAATGAGCCGTAACCCCCGGCGCCATCATCGAAGGTTGCCAACACGGCCTGCCCGATCTGTACCAGCGACATCGACACGAAAGCGGTCACGGTGCCTGATGACGTGTAAACGGCGGTCCAAGTGCTGCCGACACCCGTTTCAATGACCACCTTGTCGTCGCTGCCCCGCTTGTAGATGCGGACGCCACCGACAAGGAAGTTGTGCCCGAGGATCACCCCGGCACGACCGCTGCCAAGGGTCGCACCGCCCATGTCGCACTTGACGGTTTGGAGTGTGGGGGCCGTCCCGCCAGGAGACAGGACGCTGGCCCCCTCACCCGAGGCCGACGACCCCTTCCAACCCCCCGCACCGTCACCCACGATGTAGGTGCCCGAATTGATCATCGGGGAGGCAGGCACAACACCGTTAGCAGTGGTCCCGGCGTAGTTGTACAGCCACGACGCCGACGAGCCATAGGCCGTGGCGAAAGTTGGCACAGCCCGCTCACCGGGGATCGTCACCAGGGTCCGCACGCCACCTGAGTCCGTGGCGGTAACTCCCGCGCCAGCGAACCGGACTGTTGATCGCTGAGTCAGTGGTGTGGATTCATCCTCGACCGTGGCGTACCCGCTACCCGACGGCGTGCCCCACGCCGCGGCCGTACCCGACGACGCGATCGGCACCTGACCCGACGTGGGTGTGCCTGTGACGGTGACACCGTTGATCTTCGCCACAGTCGGGTTCGGATACGACCCCGACAGATCACCGCCAGCAGAGCCGGAAGGAGTGCGGGAATCGGTGAACCGGGAGTCATCGCCAGCGGCGACCGTGCCTGCCGTGGTGCCCACGTCAAGCGCCGCAGCGTCGCCCAGGTCCCCGGGCTGAACCGCAGAGTCAGCGGTGGAGCCTTGCGCGGCGGTGGCGAAGTCCGTCGTCGCGGCAGCAGCCGCAGTACCCAGCGTCGGCTTGCCCGACAGGTCCGCGTAGGCGCCCGTCGTGGCGACCGTGGCAAGGTCAGCGGGCTGTGTTGCTGAGTCCGCCAGCGCGCCCTGAGCCGCTGTGGCGAAGTCGGTGTAGTCAGCGGCCGCGGCCGAGCCAAGGGATGAGGCGTCGGCCTTCTCTGTGTCAAGCCAGTCGATGCGGTCCTGGATGTTGTCAATGACCTCTTCGCCGGTGACCCCGGCCTCGTCCATCTGCTGGGAGCCGGACGGGCGGATCGCGTTGGGGATCGGCATCGCTGGCTCCTCTCAGGTGACGTGACGTGGTGCGCCCCCGGCCCGGGCTTCCCCTCCCGGGACCGGGGGACGAGTGATCAGGCCTTGGCGGTGCGCCCGCGGCCGCGGCCGCCGCGGGTCGCTGTGCGCTTGCCCTCACCGGTCGCATCGGCCGGCGGCCGCGGCCGCGGCCGAGCCAAGGGATGAGGCGTCGGCCTTCTCTGTGTCAAGCCAGTCGATGCGGTCCTGGATGTTGTCAATGACCTCTTCGCCGGTGACCCCGGCCTCGTCCATCTGCTGGGAGCCGGACGGGCGGATCGCGTTGGGGATCGGCATCGCTGGCTCCTCTCAGGTGACGTGACGTGGTGCGCCCCCGGCCCGGGCTTCCCCTCCCGGGACCGGGGGACGAGTGATCAGGCCTTGGCGGTGCGCCCGCGGCCGCGGCCGCCGCGGGTCGCTGTGCGCTTGCCCTCACCGGTCGCATCGGCCGGCGGCTCGACACCACGAAGACGCAGCTGCTCGTCGACCTCGGCGACACGGTCTGCCCGACCGTGCATGGCGTAGCCGCGTCGCTCCTCGAGCAGGGGGCCGACGTAGGGGTCACTCGGCTGCTCGGTGGCGTTGGCGGCTGCGCGCTTCTCGGCGGCTCGAGACTGGTCACTGGTCTGACCGTCCTTGAGGTCGTCGGTGACCTCGGGGTTCTCCTCGGACATGGCGTCCCCTTTCGTCCGACCCTGGCGGGCCACCCCCACCCACCGGCGAACCGATGGGTGAGAGAAGCCGTCAGGCTCAGGCGAACGCCGGGGTGACCAGGCCCGTGCCCGCGATCTTCTGCGCGTGCGAGACGCGGGTGAACAGGTACCCGAAGTAGCTGTAGACCACGAGCACGACGCCCAGGGACTCGGCCTTGGTCTGCTCCGCCCGGATCAGGGTCGGCGCGTTCGGGTCCTCCCACAGGTGCGACTCCTGCTGCGAGGTGAAGTAGATCTCGTCCTCGTTGGTGCCGGCCCCGAGGTTCGTGGCGATGTTGTTGTCCACGATGACGGGAGTCCCCGAGGGCAAGATGCCGCGGAACCCGGCGCCGTAGCGCTCGCCGTAGTTCTCGCCTGCGAGCTGCGCGGCCACGCCCGGCTGACCGAACAGCGGCCAGGTCGAGCTGAGCTGCGACTGCAGCCAGTACCAGCGCCGCGAGTGCATCACTGCGATCGTGTCGCCGGGGTCGGAGTCGAGCAGCGCCGCCTCCACACCAGCCGGACCCGCGAGGAGCTTGGGGTACAGCTCCGCCGCAGTCGGGGAGCCGTCGGTGTACGCGATCGACGTGGCCACGTTGGTCAGGCCGGTCGTTGCGCGGTTGAGGATCTTGCGGTCCAGGTCGGCGTTGTTCGCGCGGATCAGGTCGCCGATGATCGTGTCCTCGACGCCACGTCCACGCTCGACAGCCTGACGCGACAGCGTCTGGCGGCCAGCAGAGGTGATGACCGGGACGCTGAGCAGCGTGTCGTCGGCGTCGGTTTCGGAGACGTTGCTGTTCTGCGAGGACTGCTCGTCAGAGCTGGTGCCCGTCGTGAGCTTGCCGATCTCGATCGTCATGCCCTCGTCGGGGAGGTCGTGACGGTTCATGGCGTCGGCGAACGGGCGAGCCGCGCGCGGCAGCGGGCCGAAGGCTTCGACCGCGTACTGCGGGACGACCAGGCCGGTGAAGGCTCCGGTGCCGACGGCGCGGTCGAACTGCTCCGCACCCCGCTCGACGCGCTCTTCGGCCATGTGCCGATTGAGACGGTCGCGCGACTCGTAGTCGCCCAGCGAGGCACGCGCGACGTCGAGGGCGAACTGCTTGCCCTTGCGGTCGGACTCGGGGTTGTAGGTGCGCTTCTCGGCACCGACGCGAGCGACCTGGTCGTAAGCCGGCTTCGATGCTGCCGGGGCGGTCTCGCGCATCAGGCGCTCGGCAGCCTCGTCCTTCTCGAGCTCGGCCTCGTAGCCGCGGATCTGCTCGCTGAGAGCGTCGATCTCGGCGTCGAGCGCGTCCTTGGCCGAACGCTTCTCGGCGACGAGCGCCTCGTCGGTGGTCTCGGCGGCACGGAGGTCACCGAGTTCGGTGGCGATGCTGTTGCGCTGCTCCAGCTTGCTTGACCGCTGGGTGCGGAGCTGCGCGATGAGGTCCTTGAGCTTCACGGCTCAGGCCTCCTTTCTCCGCCAGGGTTGGCGGATCGCTTCGGATGAAGGGCAGCCCGGGCACAGCGACAGACCCCTAGGCACATGGCGCGGGGGTGCATCGGCGAGACGTTGGGCAGAACCGGCACCGATCGGTGCCGGAGATCAGAGGGTGCGCAGTGCGACGTCGTGGTCGTGGATCGTGACCGGTCGGTGCATGCGCTGCTGCAGCAGGTCGAGGGCTTCGCGCGCCTGCTCGTCAGAGGCGTCGCGCACGAGCGACGCGAGATCTGCTGAACGCAGACCCGATCCAGCAGTGGCTGGGTTGGCGCCGTAACCGACGATCGCGACATCGCCGCGGTGAATGTCGACCTCTTCGATGTGGTACTCGGTCCAGTCCGGGGACCACTGACCCTTGGTGATGAAGAACCGGAACGACATCTCGTCGATGAGGCCAGCGCGCAGCTTCGGTGCGATGTAGGCGACGTCCGCGTCCGCAGGGTCCAGTTCGGGGGCCTGGGCGCGCAAACCGTGGTCGTCTTCGGCCAGCAGCAGCGTCCCGGTCGTCGTCCGCGCGATGCGGCGGAGCGAGTCGTGCGCGAGAACGAAGGGCACGTCGAGATCGCTGCGGGCCAGCGAGGTGGCGAACGCTCCAGGGGTCACCAGCTCGGTGTACGGCCCAGCCCAGTCCCACATCTCGTACCCGTGCCCGGTGACGGATGCGTACCCGTCGAACTCGAGGAAGCCGTCCTTGCTCGAGGAGGCACGCAGCTCAACCTGTGCGCCGATGCCAGGTGTGCGGGCTGGTGAGTTCGGAGCTTCGAGGCTGCGCCGCTGAGATGGCCGGTCGGCTGCGGTCCGGACCTGGCCGGAGCGCAGGGCCGCCGCTTCGCGCAGGGTGGTGGGCTTCATGCGGGCACTCCTTGGGTCGCTCCGGTGGCGGGCGCCTTGTTGGGGAACAGGACCGCGAACTCGTTGATCTGCTCGTCGGTGAGCGGCGCCTTATTCAGCAGGCTGCGGGCTTCGCTCGGGGTAGTGATGCGTGCGTCGATCTCGACCTTGAGCTTGTCGACGACTGACTTGGGGTCCATGCGCAGCAGGGCGTCGCTGTTGAGCTTCACGAACTGCGGCTTGGGGGTCAGACGAGTGAGCGCCTTCTCGCGGCGGACAACCGCTGGTCCGATGTTGATGATCAGCAGCTGGAGGTTTCGCTGCGTAACATTCGCGTAGGTGATGGCGCCGGTCGAGGTCTCGGCGTCGATCATGTCGCCGGGCACCCCGTAGAAGCGGCAGGCGTCGACCACGCCGTACTTCATCTGATCCATGAACGCGGTCTCGGACGCGGGGACCGACATGAACTGGAACTCCCAGTCCTTGCCGGTGACGAAGATGTCGCGGTCGGCCGTCGCGGCCTTGAACTGCTCCTTGGCCGCGCCGGCGATGTCCTTCACGACCGTCTTCTCGGTGTTGCGCAGTACTCCAGAGGGGGCGGCGCCGTTGCCGAACCAGTCGAGGGCGAACTGCTGCGCAGACAGGTACGCGCCGATAGACCAGGCGGCGTAGGCCGTGGGGTTCAGGCCGACAGCCAGGCCCGGCAGAGTGAACTGCTTCTCGTGCCAGATGCTGAACGGGTCGTACTCCCGACTGCCGACCCGGTACGAGTGCAGCTCGCCACCCTTGACCTTCACGCCGACGTCGGCAGCGGGGACCAGGTCGATGCGCGACGGCAGGCCCATCCCGTTGCGCGCCGTGATGATGCCGAAGGCGTTGCCGTAGCGGTCAAGCTCGACCTGGGTTGAGTAGAGCCACTCCTCGATCTCCACCCGGGATCCACCGGGTTCGACGAGTACGGGGGGCTTGGGCGCCTCGAACTGGACGCCGTTGACGCGACGGAACACGTCGATGGGCATGGTCGAGATCAGATCCGCCCGCAGTCGCAGGCACGCCCACACCGCCGAGTGCCGCATCGCTGACGTCGCGTCGACGTGAACGCGGCCGCGCTTGGCTGAGCCGCGAGTCGGGATCAGCGCGGACTCTTCGGAGCGCTGGAAGAACAAGCTCATGCGCTGGCCCTCCAGGAGATCGCGAGCAGGGCCACGCCACCGACGATCAGGCCGGCGGGCGGGAACAGCCATGCCACGCCACCGACGATCAACGAAGCGCCGAGAACGTCGAGGGCCGTGGTGACCATCTGGCGCCTCCTCATCCGAAGCTGTCCATCAGGTCGTAGTCCGGGGACTCATCCAGCGCCCCGGCCAGCCACATGGCGTAGGTGCCAGCGACGAGCGGGGTGATGTCGACGGTGGAGTCCTTGCGCGACCACTTGTGCCCATCGCCCACCTCGCGCAGGCGAGCGCCAGTCACAGCGGCCTCGAACTCCGGCTCCCCGCGGGTCGCGAACGACGCTTCCGTGACGGCGCGGATGAACGCCCCGGTCGCGCGCACTGCGTCCTTGCCGTCGATCTGCTCCAGCTCGATGCCGGCGTTCTCGAACTCCTGGGTCAATGCGCCGATCGGACCGTTCGGGTCGTAGCCCACGCGCGGGTCGATGTCAGGGTTCCGCTCGAGCACGCCCTTGACGTAGTCGACGAGCCAACCGGTCCCGCGCTTGCGCTCCAGCAGCTCGAGCACGCCGCCGCCGAACACCGTCACCGATGCTGACGTCAGCCGCGGCGCCGCATCGACCGTCAGGCGCAGGCGGCCCGATGGTGCCGCGTCCTCGTTGGCCAGTGCGCGCCACGCCTCGATCTCGATCGCGTCGACATCCTCAGCCGGTTCGTCCCACCAGCCGAGGCATTCCCGGGCGAACTCCTCAGGCGGGAGCGTCCGGCGAAGCGATGCGATCGATTCCTCGTCGATGCGAATCCCGAGCGCGGGGTTCGTTGCCCACCAGCGCTCGCGGTCATCGAGCGCGCAACCTTCGCGAAGCGGGGAGTGGTCACACTCCTCGACTGCGCAGCCCTTGTGTGGCTCTGGGTCGGACCACTCGAAGTAGGCCAGTCGGTCATCGCCCCGTCGCCCGCGATCCCGCAGACCCCGAAGGATCTTCGAATCGGCCATCCCTGACGATGACCCGTACATGACCTGAGCCATAGGGCGAGCCAGCATCGTCGGCAGCAGGGCTCCGGTGTGCATCGCCTTCAGTGCGAACGCCTCGTCGATGATCGAGTCATCGCCCGACAGGCCGCGGCCTGCGGCCTTCGTCCGAGCCTTGAATCGGAGGCGGCCAGTCAGGGTCTCAATGCACTCACGGCCATCGCCGCGGTAGATCTGCTTCAACTGCCGCGAGAGGAAGTCGCTGCCCTCGACCAGTTCGGTCAAGTCGCGGAACGACTCGGCGGCCGTATCGAACTCGTGCGCGGACCACATGACCAGGCGCCGCTCGAGCAGGTACAGCCACCCGAGCGCAGCCATCTTCTCGACGCCGGTCTTGATGTTCTGCCGGGGTGCGACGACCACGACCTCGAAGGCCGCTGGCCGCCCGTCTGTCCCGATCGCAAACGTGGCGTCCAGGATCGCGGCCTGATTCTCGTCAGGCGTGAAGCCGACCTTGTCGCACAGGTTCGCGACCTCGGGCCCGAGCGTGTAGGCGTAATCCGGCACCGTCGAGTACGTCGGAGCCAGGACACTCACGCCAAACCCAGCTTCTGATCGCGCCGCCGCTTGAGCTCGTCGAGCGGGTCGTCGGCAACCTTGACGCCCTTCATCGCCACTTCGAGCGTGGCCACGAGTTGACGGGCGAGCGACGCCTTCGCGCTTCCAGTCTCTGTCGGCGAGTCCAGCGCCGCCGCCAGCTGCAGCGCGGCCGACCCTGCGATCGAGTCCAGGCGGTCGACGGCTGCGAGCTCGCGTCGAACGGCGTCAACGGTCGGCGACGTCGAGGGCGGCGCGCCTGCCGGCGGAGCGGAGGTTCCGCCATCGACGACTGCCAGCTCGGGATGGCGTGCGTGTCGATTCCGGCAGTTCACACCGCAGAATCGCGACGTCTTGCGCTTGGCCTCGTAGGCCTTGCCGCAGTGATCACACGGGCGCTGAGGCATCGGACTCACCTCGCGCTGTGAACCGCCATACCGCCAAGAGTCTCGCGCCCTTGGATCCGTTGCAGCGACGACAGCAAGGAACAAGGTTGCCCTCGTAGTTGGTTCCGCCCTGCTGTAGAGGCACTACGTGGTCAACGGTTTCGCACGGCCCAGCGCAGTAGATGCACACCCTCGACTGCCGTCGCCAGCGGGCGAGAAGATCTCTCCTGCGATGGCCGCTCAACCCGGGCGCGCCGCTTGCCCTGCGGTAGTAGGGGCGCTTGTTGCCGCGCGACTTAGACCGCTGTGCGCAACTCAGGGAGCAGAAGACGGACCAGCCGCCTGCGCGGGAGATCGATACGAACTCCCGGCTGCAGTGTCCGCAAGTAGCCCACACGCCGAGCTTGCCCGTCCGATGTCTAACGCGCGGCCTGCCGGCAATCGCACGAGGCTGACCCATCGACGATCGACACTCTCGACACCGGTACTGACCCTCAGGAAGGGAGCCCCGGCTGGTCGCTCGGGAGAGTCCGCACAGGTTGCACCGCAGCTTCGTTCCCACTGCGGACCTCCCTGATGCGTAACGCTGGCGCCCGACGCGAGCTTTTTTCCGCGGGACGTGGGGTCGCGGGGTCGTCGCCGTCTGAAAACTCGGACCCGACCCGGGTCACCACGGCCTCGACCCGACTCGTGCAGCGCTGCTGCTGCCCTCGTGTCGGGCCTTCCCGCCTTGCTTGGACTGGCAGCGACGATGGGCTAGGCCAGTCCACAGGGAGGTGTCGCAGCACAGGGCGACGGCTTCGTCCCAGGTGTCGGTCATGGCCAGGATGCGTCGGATGGGTACGCCGTGCTCGATCGTCCAGGAGCCGGGGTAGTTCCTGGGGAGTTGGAGGTCTATCCCGCTCCCGCATAGGCAGCACACGGGATCGGCGGTCTTGGCGTAGGTGTGGGCGGTGCGCTTGTAGCGGCTGGATCCCCTGGGATCCTTAGCGGCCAATGTCTTTGGCCAGACGGTTGAGCATCCGGTCAACGGCTTCCTTCACTCCCCGCACCACGTCGTCGCGGCGCTTCTCCACGGGCGAGAAGAACCAGTCCTTGCCGTTGCGGGCGGTGGTGTTGAACCAGTGATCGGTATCGCCGAACAGTGGGTGCCGGATGAAGCCGCGGCGGTTGAGGATGCGGCCGAGCTGGTTGATCTCGGGGTCGGAGGACTTGAGGCGGATCCGCACGCCTGCACCAGGGCCGGCGCGGTAGGAGACCTCGGTCTTGACGCCCTGCTCGAGTGACTGCCTCAGCCCCTTGCCGCGGCGTTCGCGGCCGGTCTTGGTGACGCCTGCAGTGCGTCGGGACCTGGTCGAGGAGAACTCGAAGCTGCCGTCGCGCTTGATGCCCTCGGCTCGCAACCCCTTGTTCGCGAACTCCATGCCACGAGCGTTGGCCTTGATCGCTGCCTCGAGCGGCTTGGTCGCTGCCTTGATCTCGCGGTTGAGTTCCTTCTTCAGCGCCTTGCCGTCGCCGCGCTGCTTGAACTCCTTGGCGAGGTCTTGCAGGGCCTTGACGGACTTGGGCTCGATGTAGACCAGATCGCCCTTGGCTGCGCGAGACGCCATCACGCACCCCTCACGGTCAGCAGGAACTGATCCAGCAGTGTGTCCATGAACATCAGGCAGGCGGCGGCTTGCTCGTGGTCGTCGCAGGCGCGGTAGCCGATCCACGATTCGCGGGCCATGCCGAGCGCGATGAGGAGGGCGGGGCGGTCGTCCATCGCACCCCCAGGCAGCACGAAGCCCCACCGGCCTCTGACGGGGGATGCAGGGCTGGCGGGGCTTGGCTCCTGGGACAGACGTGTCAACCAGGAATGGCGCAAGGGTAGATCACATTGGTGTCATTCCGCAAGTGTTTCGAGGTCGTCGCCGCTCCAGGGGATTGGCACCCGGTAGATGTCCGTGGATTCACTGCTGGAGCGGTAGTCCCGGGCGCGGATCTCGTCGCGTCGGGCGGCGGCCTCTGCTTGTGTCGCGTAGGCCCCATCCAGTGCGTACCCCTCGTATGCGTAGAACGTCAGCACGAGGTAGACGTGGCTCATGCGCCCTCCCGCTGCTTGTCCCGATGCTCGATGACGCTGGACCACAGGTAGTTGCCGCCCCGACGTCGGACGTGGCCCTGCTTGGCCCAATGCTGCAACGTGCGCAGTGGTATCCCCAGCCGTTCACTGACCACGGCCCCAGGCTGCCAGACCTCGGCCTTGGTCACCGTCGCCACGATCCCAAGGCGGGTGTAATCCCACTCGCTGCGACAACGCGGGCAGGTGGCTACCTCGGTCTCGGCGATCTTGATCCGCTTCCCGCACAGCCGCGTCGGATCGTCGGGATGCTCCGACGGGCACTCCACCACGACCACAGTCACGGGCTCGGCGTTGATCCTCGCCGCCGTCCGCGCCTCCCGATGTACCTGCCGCACTTCGAGCGCGAACTCATCGACGGCCAGGAACTCGGCGCAGATGCGGTCCAGGTTCGTCCGTAGCCAATCCACCACCCCGCACAGCGTGACCCCGGTGTGATCGTCGGAGTCGGAGTCGGCCCAGCGTGCGGCTTTGCGTTGACGCTGCGTGTAGTCCGGGTCTTGGGTCGGCGTGAACTCCTCCCTCAGCAGCCGTTCCCACGATTCGAGCTTTGCGATCGCATCCACCGGGTTACGTCCGTCCAGTGCGGCGACCCTCAGTCCCAGGGTGCGCTCACTGCTGCCACCGCTGCTGCCGGCGCCGGTCGGCCAGTATTCGGCCTGCGCTTCGACGTACAGCTCCGGCAGGTCGGCCAGCATCCGGTCGATCCGTTCGCTGCAATCCACGCAAGCCATGCGGTGGGTGTCCTGGTGGTGGCAGACACAGCATTTGCGGAGGTCGGTCACGCTGCCTCCACGCTCTCGCTGCTGGTGCTGGTCCAGTAGATGTCCCCGCCACAGCCCACAGCCGTCAGTGTGGCGCGTCGGGCTGCCTCGATGACCTCCGAGCGCGTCCACCACGACTTATCTCCCAGGTGGCCTAGCGCCTCGGCGTAGCCGGAGCCGATGGCTACCGCGCCTGAACGTGGGACGTAGACGCATCCGTACTCGGTGATGACTCCGAGGTGTTCGCCCCATGCGGCCAGGACGGTGCTGCCCATGTACGGGGCGGC